CACTAGCTCACCCCGCCGCATACCTCTGGTCTTTTCGTTGAGGCCTGCGAAGGGATAGGGGATTGAGGGTACTTCCTCATCGTGAGCTATGCTTTCCCACAGCTCTGTACCGTTGATGATACCATCAGGGCGGTAGACTTTGGCAGACCACATAGCATCGATCAGCTCCTTGTTCTTACCCTTGACTAGCATGTCATTGGGGTCTTTCTCAGGGAGCCTAGCGATGTGGGCTTTGCCGGGAGTGAGGAGTTGGGCAACCTCGAGGGCCGCCGCATCCCCAGCCTTATCGTTGTCGAACATGATGATTACACGCTCGAAGCTTTCTACAAACTCTAGCTGCTCTTGAACACATCTCTTGGCTGACTGCGCGCCTGACTTAACAGAGCAAGTTGCAAATTTATTGCCTTGCGCCTGTGACATGGAGAGACAATCAATCTCACCCTCTGTCAAAACCAGCATACGACCACCCTCTTTCCAGAGGTGCTGACCGTAGAGGCTAGCTGCCTTAGCATCCCCGAGGAACTTGAAGGTCTTGTCTGCAAAGCGAACCTTCTGGGCCACCACCGTACCTTCAGAATTCCTGTAGTTTGCAATCTGAACTGGTTGGCCTTGGTATTCACCAATGGTGTACCCGAATTTCTTGCAGGTATCTTCAGTCAGCTTACGCTTTGGTAGTGAGTGTGCCTCACCGAATGGCAGTAGGCCTGCCTTGGGTTTGGACTGTACAAATTCTGTCTGCATACCTTCGACCTTCTTATAAGATTGACAAGAGAAGCAGTAAGAACCGCCATCGCTGTAGACCGCCCGAGCATCAGACGATCCACATTCGCAAGATGTGTGATGGAGTAGTGTGCTATCCGAGTTTGTATTCTGCATACTTGGCTCCATTCGGTGCGCGTTTCATGAGGGTTTTGATAGCCAACCCCTGTTCACGCAGACGTTGGATACACACAGCCAAGCGCCAGACGCCGTAGTTGCTCTGGGCTTCCAGCGGTGAGATGGAACCGTATTTTTGTAGGTGATTTTTTACAGTAATTGTTTGTGACATATGTCAGCTCCTAGTTGTCAGGATTTTTTGGTGGGAACATACCGTACCAAAGGACGATCAAAGCCTCTAAGGGCCAGACCAGTGAACCAATGATCCACGGGATCAGTGGGGTCTCATCACTTTCTTCAGCGATGATGTCGGCCATGAGGACGCAGCCGAGTAAGTAAAGAATGATTGCCATCCTCACTCCTTTAAAATGTAAAAGGCCCACCCAAAGGTGAGCCAATTTTTACGAGCTATGGGTATGAACTATGATTTAGTCATCAGTCCTATGCTTTAGATGCTTACGAAACCTTTTGTTGTAGGCACGTTTGATCTTCTTTATCTGTCCAGATTTCCAATGAAGAAACTTACGTCCTTTAGTAAGCGCATCGTACTCATCGCCGCTTTTCAGGGGGATACGATTAGTCATTTTAATCGATTACTGAGATGACTTCATCTGTTTCATACCAATGACCAGCATCGAAGTTCGGGCAGGTCTTCATCTTGTCGAAGTCAGTATGACCGGCGACTTTAGCGATTGGGAAATGCTCTTCCTTCCACTCATCGATAAGCTTACGCAGTGAGGCGTATTGCTCATCTGTATAGTTAACCTCTGGTCCATGTTTGGATTTGGTCATACCGCCGATCAAACAGATGCCTCGAGACTTGCTGTTCATACCTCGGACATGAGCGCCGGTGCGGTGAAGTGGGCGACCCTCTTCGACTGTGCCATCGCGCTTGATGACTGCATGGTAGCCGATCATCAGCCAGCCCTTTTCACGATGCCATCGATCTATATCAGCTGCGCCGATGTCCATCTGCGGTGGGGTGTAACTACAATGCACAATGATGTGCGTGATATTATTATTCATTCAACCACTCCTGTGGAACGGTCTTGTCAGCGTAGAGGAAGCCATGCTTCTCACACCACATGCCGTAGGTTGTCTTGGATTGCTTGGAAATTTTTTGTCGGGAATTGGAGAACACAAAGCGTATGTCCAACTCCGGGTGTTGGGCCTTAACTAAAATCATCTGCTGTCTATTATTTGTGATAAATCGGCCTTTCGATTCGACCACAATAGTCTTGCCTGATTTAGTCTTGATCCAGAAATCGGGGGTGTACCTAGCGTTGCGTGAAGGTACGACCCAGTTGATTACTCGGGTTTCATACTCATATTCAACACCCTTAGAACGAAGATCGGCGGCGAGGCTTTCTTCTAGCCCCGACCGCCACCCATGCTTAATAGCATTCGCTCTTACAGAACTTCCAAGCTTGCGCTTAGAAGTCTGCGTCATCAGCAATGGCTCCCGCTGCACTGTCGAAGGAGTCGGCCACGAAGCCATCTTCCTTGTCAAACATGGATACAGCATCTGCACCGCCACCCATAGCAGCCAGCTGGATTACCTGCACGGCGCTGGGCCGCAGAGATACACCTACTGTCTTCGATGATGCCATCGCGTATGGGAATACTGTACCGGCAACGCGGATTGTAGACCCGCCGGTGACGTTGGCATTTGTAGGCTGCTTGTTGCTGTCATAAAGAGCGACTTTCATTTCCAGAGTGTCGCCACGCTTCGTAGTAATACGAGCCTTCTGTTTGAACTTGAACAAATAGGAGCCAGTTAGGTTACCTTGATCGTCTACCTCTTCCTCGTAGACATCTGCGGAATTATAACGAGCAACCTTGGGGTCAGCCTTAGCTTGATCCGCTTTGTACTTGTCTCGGATACCTTCGAGTTTCGCGATAAGGTCTTGGCTTTCCTCAGCGCCGAGGCGAAGCTTGACTGTGTATTCCCCATCCACGTTGAACTTGGTGTCAGGGGTGTTGAGCTTAGGCCATACTGCGATGCCCTTTGGTGTAACATAATCGGTCATAGATTATCCTTTAGTGTGTTGGTATTTTTGGACATCAATACCCGCTTCCAGTAGTCGGGCCTGAACATCTACAGGAACGGGAACGCCGCTCCGCTGGTAGTATTCAGCGATATTGATGAGTGTTTTTGCGTCCATTGGTTTACCTTTCGGTTCTGCTAGAGCTTAGGTGCAACCTAACTCATTTCGGTTAGATTATGAGAAGAAGAATTCCGAATGGAGAACATCCCGAATATCTAAATCTCCTCGAGGGGGTAAGGAAGGGAGCTCTCTACCGAGCATCGTTTCGCACTCCTCCTTCAGTCGCTGTAGTGGACCCTCATCTTCGTAAATCCATACGAATGCTTCACGGGTACATGCACCGAGCATTTCTATGTCCGATGCGTGGCAGCTGAAGCTATCGTGGATCATACCGAAATGGGTGACACCATTATCGGCAGCAAGATTGACAGTCATTCTGAGGTGGGCGCTGTCCCAAGAGTGGACAACATTCGGGCTAACACCGGCACGCTGTCGGCGGCGGTCCAGCTTATTGTTGTTGGCCTCTTGGATCGTCAGGTAGACCAGCTTGTCTCCAAACTTAGTCTTGAGCCTACGCTTGGTCATGTCCGGGTAGGACTGCATCACAGGCAAGCCATCCGTAGTAGTCCAAACGATTGGTAGGTTCTCCTTGGCTAGTTCTCTTGCAGCATCCTGCATCCAATCCATAGCAGTCTGGGCAGCAACCACAGTCTCATTGATCGATGACCAAACGTGTTGTGCTAGGTACACAGAAGCAGGAAACTCTAGCTCATGTAGTGGGCTAACGTAGTCTCTGTCTTCACCCTTCCGCTTGGCATCTGTGTCAGTCAAATACTCCTGAATGAATGCCCGAGCCGAGAACAATGTTGAGCCATAGACCCGTGTCATTGTGCACCTCTTGGCTGTCTTACGGGTGATGCCATACTCGAGCCACTTCGCAGCTAGCTGTGCCACGTTGTGGGTATTCAAAACTATTTCAGTGCTGGCTAAATCATCCTTCACCTTCTGAATAGTTTTGTCTGCCACTGTTTGGTAGATATCCGCAGGCTTATCTGAGGGCAGGATGTTGACCTGCGCTCCACCTACACGATCTAAAAGGCAGCTTGAGAGATGTTGTAGTCCATTGCAGGCGCCATCCTTAGCAATCGGGATGTATGACACATGGTCATAGCCATTCTCACAGTAACCTGCCCACTCCTCACAGAACGCTGCGAATGAGAACGGATCGTCAGCCTCTTTCGCCCACCACAGGTCACCTAGAGGATCGGTAGCTACCCGGCAGATCATATCTGACCGCTCAACTACCCAATCAACACGCTCCTGCATCGATGCCTTGTCATAACCGAAACAGTTAGCACCGTGGATGGCTAGCTCACATGCAGCCTCGTTAGTTCCGAGCGGTTTACCATCAGCAAACTTTAGAAGACCTTTGGAAAGTGAGTTTCCTTGTGGTGTCAGATAGCTTGATGCGGGATACAACCGGCCTCTGAAGTCGGCAGTATGCACAAAGTAAATTGCGTTATACTTTGAGAACTTCTCAGCCATCGAGCGAATGCGCGATGTCATCAAGCGTTTGGAACTTGCTCGAATACGTTCCTCGTAAACCTTGGTTGAGCGTTGCTTCCATAGTTTAAACTGCCGCAGCTGTTCATCAGACATCTCATCCTTGGTCATACCCTCTGGAACTACCCGTGGTGGGAGTGGTTCATCCTCTAAGGCAGCAAGACCGGCGACAGCTGTGCCGTTGTCATGAAGGATTTGCAGGATTGCCAAGACAAAGGCGTTAACTTGCCAAGGTGTTTTCTGGATGTGATTTACAGCCCGATACACAGGCTCCATTTGATCCGATAGACCCTCAAGTTCCTCAAGATAGTTTCTGTTGGTGGTCTTAATGAAAGACAGTGGTGGGATGTGGTGAGTTAGGTATCCCCCACCGCGTGGGCCTTGCCAATCAACAGGCGGTACAACCATTGGCTCATATACCGGCGACAGCATCTCTGCCACCTCGCGATTGTTCTTGATGAAATCGTTCACAGCTTGAGTTGCAATTAAGATTTTCTCGGTTTTCTTAGAACCAAGAGAGCGTTGAGCCTCTTCTGCAAATCCTGTGGTGCTGATAAACATCTCGATCAACATCATACCAAGGTGAATACGATCTTTCTCACCCCAGCTCACCCATTCTTGGCAGTAGCGGTTGTATGCAGCCACGAGGTTCTGCCTCTTTCTGGCTCTGGTTGTATCAATCTCGTTTAAGAGTTTCTTGAAGAGCCAAGGGTGTTCCAGTTCAAAATTTGTATAGCGCAACTCATCCTCGAGAGCCTTGCCAACACTATTCGCAACGCTTTGGATTTTGTTGGTCTTGGCAGTCAGCCTGTCGATGATAGTTTTCGCGGTAAAGAACGCGGTCACATTCGGATCGAACAGTCGCAGGTAGCGTACTGAAGAAACCTTTGGTCCCGCTCGGCCACCTTCAGCCTCTTCGATAGCGGTGCGAATTCTTTCTGCCACAGGTTCGATGGCTCGTTTCATGAGGCTGGACCCGTAGTAGGTCGAGGTCTCATTACCTTTCTGCTGGTTCTCGGTCAGCATCTTTTTGAATTTGGTTTGAGTTAGAAGTCTTGCTGATTGCTCAAGGTTTTCTTGAGTAGTGAACAGATCGATTGTCATTCTGTTTCATCCTATAGTTAACTGAAGGGGGGCTTTGAGAGCTTAGGTGCAACCTAATTAAAGCCGTTGAATTCATGGGATTTTCACAGGGGGACCACGGATCGGGTGCAGTGGTGCAATGCCGGTGTAGAGGGTGGGGAGTTTCTCGCCGATAACGGCTAGAATACAGGAATACAAAAACCCACCCAGAAAGCCTTTAAAATAAAGGTTCTGAATGGGTCTAACTG